ACTCAAAATACATTAGCTTACAAATTCGATAATAAAAAGAAAAAATTTATAACAGTTAATAAAAATGATTTATTAGATGATATAATAGATGAACGTATGTGTGACTTGGGTTCATTTTATGATGAACTGGAAAATGATCTTGATGAAAAAACAAAAGAAATATTAGAAATAGTAAAAGAAAAAATAGATAATGATCCCGCTTACAAAGAACTCAAGAAAAAGGATATCAAACTAATTATTTACAATAATCGTGATAAAGTTGATAAAGATTTAACTAATAATTTAGAACTTGAAGTATAATTTTATTTATAAAAATTATAGGTAAATTCATCGTAATTTCTATCTAATGGATGTTTATAATTTTGAAACCATATAGGATCACTAATTCCATTTATAACTGAAAATTCAATAGTATATTTTTTAGTCCAATATTTTTCATTTGGATTGTAAATAATATTAGTAATTTTCACATCACCGCGCCAAATGTTTCGAATATCATCTAATGGACCAAAACCACCTGATGATAGTTCATATGTTATATGTAGATTATAGATATTATCAACAATTAATTCATTAAGATATTTTATATATATATATAATATGAGAGTAGATTATATAAATAAATATATTAAATATAAAAATAAATATTTAGAATTAAAAAATCAAAGAGGAGGTGATTATAATATAAATCTATTTAATAAATTAAATATTTATAATCCATCTGATTACAATAGAGAATCTCTAAATTCATGGGCTTTTGTTCCATTAATTAATTATGTTATAAATAATGATTTTTTATTTTTTAAACAAAATTATTTGGCAAACAAACCTAATATGAATTTAATATATTTTTTTGGAAATAATACTGAATGGTTAGCAGATGTCATAACAAAAACAGTAAATAATTTTTTAGAAAAAATAGAAAAATTTGAAATTGAAATTACCATTTATGAAAAAACCGAATTAAAAATATTGCAAGATAACTTATATTTAGCAAGTGATAAATTTTTATTATCTTTTAGAGATGTTGATAGAGAAGCATTTGAGTATTTACTGAAAGATAAAGAAAAGAAAATATACGAAAATGATATTGATCCTAATAGAAAACAAATTAGATTTATGAATACTGATATATATCAAATTTTAAGCTTTTCATTAAAAAATACTGAAGGAAGACTAAATACAAATATTGGTAAAATATATTGGACCTATATACGATATATATCAAATAAATATTATTATTTAATAAATTTATATAAAAAGTATAAAATTAAACAGGTATTAGATGATCTCAAAACATCTGAATATTGTAATTCAGTTAAAGAAAAAAAACAGTGTATTGAATTAAATTATATTTGTCAATGGAATGAAAGAGCAGAAATTAATAAACAATGTGAAATTATAACTAAAAAATGGAATATATAATACATTAAATTTATTATTCTAATTTACAGAACAAGGTCCAAGTAACACTCTATTAGGTGATGAAAAACTAACTGTTTTAGCAACTTCGTAAGAATCAAAAATACCAATTAATCTAACATTTTGTTTTGGTTGTAAATTAAATGGTTTAATTCTATTTTGTGAATTAAAAAAATCTGGTAGATGACCAAATGGTATCAAATCATCATCATACATCTTTATTGGAATTTCAATCGGTGTATATAATTCAATTACACACCATAATTTATCAAAATTATAAACTGACATTATAATAATAAAGAAAAGTATATTTTTAATTATTATAATCCAAATATTTATCCTTAAAAAATCAAAGGTTGTGATTTATTGTTAGACCACCTGCTTCAAGTATTTTTAGAGCGGTGCGTATTTTAACACCCTTGAAGATTTAAAATAATACAAAATGATGTTCTTTAAGGTTTATCCATTTCAGGAAAATGTAAATTTTGAGTATGTTGCATCGTCAAATACAACTGATGAGTTTTAATGTGTATCTTTTATTATTCCTACCTAAAAACCCTTCTTATAAGAGAAAAGCAGGAACTGCACGAACAAGTCATTATAGGACTCTTACTATTTCATTGTTATTATATTATAATATTTTATCTTAAGCCGTTTTGTCTCATTTTAAATCTTCGGCGGTGTAAATGCCGGTTTTTAATCTTTATAAATTTTTAATATTCTATGTTTGGTAGATTTTTTACTTTTCTTCTTATTTTTATAAGAATCTTTATTATAAGCATAAGCCATAATAATACTTGTTTATCACCTGGTGTTTATTCAAGTTCATCATTTAGAATATTTTAATCCAGCTAATCCACCTTTAATAACTAAAATATTATAATTAGTAGCATAACATCTTAGTTCATATTTATCATCAGTTATATAATTATTATTACCACCAAGAAAAATAGTTTGAGGTTTTGTTTCTATTTGAATTTGTGAATTATCTAATCTTGAAAAATCACATCCATTATTACTGTAATTTAATGTTGGATCTAAATTAAATGAATAAACATAAACAAAAGATAATAGAGTGTTTTGATAATTATCATGATTTTGAACATTATAATAATATTTTGCATCTCTCCATTCAATTCTTTCAATACCATTGAATAATATTCGTGCTCTTGATAAAAGATGTCTTTTTGGTTCAACTGACCAAAATTTATAATCAAAACCCGGTGAAGTAATAAAATTAGATTGTGGATAAGTTAATCTACCTGAATAATTAAAAAATTCACCTTTTTGTTTTATTTTTAAGGATTTGACAATAAAAAAAATATCTTTAACAACATGATTAAAGTCAATTTCTAAACTTGTATTTGTAGTAAATTCTTTTGATCTAAGTTGTGACTGTGTAATTAATATTTCCCATTCTTTTGATGCCATTAACTTTCTTTCTTCTAAATCTAAATAATAAAAATTAGCTAATATAACTGCATCTTCAATAGGAAGAATAGAATGAGTATACTCTGATGTAAATAAATTATTATTATTATCTAGTTCTGTCACATTTACACATTCATTAAAATTTCTGAATTTAATATCTATATATATTTCAGTATTTTGCATTGCAATAATAGGTAATGGTTTCTGAGTATTATTACAAAACCAAAATTTTAAAGGAATATATATATATTCAGATTCAATTTTATAGTTTGGTTTATTTAAATTTTCATCAAAACCACATACTACTTTTCTATTCCAATCACTGAGATATAAATCAAAATAATGTTGCATATAATCTCCATATAATTCATCAATTAATTGTCCATTAAAATATAAACTTGCTTTTTCTATTAAAACATTACCAACGTGTTCTGTATATCTTACACGAAATTTACTACTTGAATCTTTTTCATTTTGAGGAACTGGTGTGTTCAAATTATTTATTGATAATTTTGGTAATTTTACTTGTAAATAAATAGAATATAATATATCACCTTTTTTTTCGATGTAATATCTAACAGTATTTTCCCAGTTTGGTTTTCCTTCTGGATAAAATATTTTATCTCCTTTAGCATAATTGTTAGATTTATTTATATCATAATCAAAAACTGATTTTTTATTATTAATATCAATTAAATCTTCTGATAACTTACCTTTTGCAACTAATTCCATGATTGAACCATTAGAAGACATTAAAATTAAATAAATATAGAAAATAATTTTTATATATACATAATTTTTTACAAATTTTTTACAAATTTTTTTACTTAATTAATTTAATTTATGTGTACATTGAATGAAGTTTAATATTATCTATTTCATCGTGCCTTTCTCTAACATTGGAATTTTCTATGAAAATTATCATTCCATCTAATATATCATTTTTATTTAATACTGATTTATTATCATTTTTCCCTCTTATTATATTTTTTGAATGTGCTACTTTACATTTCATAAATAATAATTCCATATCACCACCATGATATTTGAAATATTGTTTATTGTCTTCAATAAATTTTTCATCTATAGCATCATCTAAAATATTCCAGTAATTATCTTTAACTTTCTTAATAAATATTTTAACTAAATCATTTGAAGAATATGATTCCATGCTAAAATTAATACTAAAACGTCTTTCTAGTCCATCATTAACACCAAAAAAGCTTTTCTTAAGATCTTCTTTATATCCAGCTACAATCATAATAAAATAATCATCTGGTTTATCTCTCATTTCAGTTAGAGATTGATTTAATAAATCAATACATTCTTTACTGTATGAATCTCCACTATCTTTACCACTATTATTTCCCAATGAATATGCTTCATCTATGAATAGTACACCACCTTTAACTTCATCTAATATATCTTGAGTTTTCAAAGCAGTTTGACCTAAATAACCAGCTATTAAATCAGATCGTTTAACTTTCTTAAAAACATCTCTTTTCAACACCCCCATTTTTAGATATATTTTAGCTATTTTTTGGGCAAATTCAGTTTTACCAGTTCCTGGTTCTCCATCTATAATTGTATGTAATAAATCATCTTCTTTTTTATTCAAATGAAGACTATAATATAAAATTAAATTAGCAACTTGATTTTTAATTTTATTTTGACCAATCATATTATTTAAGTTAATCATATCAGGTAATAAGTTTTTTAACATTTGTAAATCTATATTGTACTCTATATCCGGTTTAATTAAGTATTCTATGTCAATTTTTTTACTAAATTCTATTAAATCTAATAGATTATCTATTTCAATAATTAATCTAATTTTTTGTTTTATTATTGGTTTTTTTTGTAATTGATTACTGTGTTTTGGTACATAATTCATAGTAATATTATCGTGTTTAATTTGGTGTCTCCATAATAATTCTGGTGTTAAAAATTGCTTTCTGCATATGTAACAATAATAGTTCATGATATCTATAGTAAATTAGATTTAA